GCATCTCTGATTAACTACCATTACACAGCTACAGCATCTCAGACTGCTTTCAGTGGCTCTGACGACAACAGCAATACACTTAGCTACACAGTAGACAATCTGATTGTCACAAAGAACGGTATCGTTCTTGAGGATGGAACGGATTATACCGCCACAGACGGCTCGACCATTACACTCGCAGTAGCAGCCGCTGCCGGTGATGAAATCAATGTAGTAGCGTTCAAGTCATTCACGACTGCTGACATGGTCTCAGCGACTAATGGTGGGGCTTTCCAAGGCAACGTGGATTTCGCTGCTGGCATCGATGTAACTGGAAACGTAACGGTAACAGGTACTGTTGATGGACGTGATGTAGCTACAGACGGCACAAAGCTAGACGGTATCGAAGCACTAGCAGATGTAACCGATGCAACCAATGTAGCAGCCGCTGGTGCAGCTATGCTAACTGGTGCGAATTTTACAGGAAACGTGGATGTCACTGGAACAGCAACCGTTGACCAATTAAACTTAGATAACGTGGGTGGGTTTGGAAACTTTGATAGTAAAGCCACAATATCAACTGAAGCCGCGTTTGCTGGTAGCGATACCGATTTTCGCGTTAAGACAACGGCTGGAAATGTAAACCACTTTGTCGTTCAAGCAACGACAGGCAACGTGGGCATTGGGACTGCTTCACCATCATATAAACTACATTCGACTACATCAGGCGGTTCGGATTACGCTGGTTATTTTTATAATACAGCAGGCTCTGGCAACGGAACATCTTTAGTCGCAAGGGGCGGCGCAAACAACGCCACACCAAACTTCCAAGTTCAAGACTACAGCGGTAACGCTGATTTTACAGTTACTGGTGCTGGCAACGTGGGGATTGGGACTAGCTCACCATTAAGAAAGCTGGAAATAAGTGGTGCCGGAACAGAAATGTCTATGGTGGACACAAACCAAGGCACAGACAGAAAAACAATGAACTGGTTTATGTCTGGGGACAAAGCGTATTGGCGTCTGATGAATGATGCCCAAAGTGCTGGTGGTGGGGCAATTCAGCTTGATTGGGATGGCAACCTTATTGCTAGCAATTATGTCCATGGTGGAGCTGGAACTGTTGTCCAAACTAGAGTTGCAGAAACGAGAACACTAACCTCACTTAATACAACAAGTTTTGCTGAATTTGGTTCAAACTTTAGGGTTTCAATAACGCCTAAATACAGCAACAGCATTATGCTGGTTGAGGTGTCTTTTCCCTGTAACCCTGATGGGGCGGCAAACCTCCTGATGCTGGCAAAGCCGGTAAAGTTTGTAGGTGGTGGTGGCGCACAGGATTTGTCGGCTCTTGGTAATTCAAATGGTTCAGCCAATCGGATGGCTGGGGGTGGTGGTTTTAGAAGCAATAATGGTTATGACACCAATGACCAAAACATCGTTACCTTCATGGGCTACGATATACCAAATTCAACAGCCTCACACCAATATGGATTTCATTACAAGTGCGAAGGCTCACAGACAACCCGTATTAACCATTCAGCAGGGTCAAACAGCGCATGGGGTTATACTGCGCCAACAATTATCCGTGTTACTGAGATTAAGGTTTAGGAGATTATAATGGGTTATATGTTTATGCCAGAAGCCTTAACAGAACTTGGGTTACGAGGAAGGCTTACTGGTTATCCAGACACACAAGAAGAGTTTGAATCTAGTTTCGAAATAGAGGTTGGTGAAGAATTAAAGCCATTCTCATTCTCAGACCACTCTGTAACTTGGCAACAAATTGTTGATAAATCTATTGAAATAGAAACTGCAAGGCCGATGCTAATGTTACGAGAAGAGCGTGACAGACGGTTGGTAGCATCCGATTGGATGGTTCTTCCCGACCGCACACCTTCACAGGCACAGTTGGATTACCGTCAAGAACTGCGTGACATCACAAACACCTACACATCAGTCGATGATGTCGTATGGCCTACTAAGCCGGAGTAACCCAACATGACAAAAGCTAACGACCTCGCGTCACTGCTGGACGCCAACGGTGATGTTGTGTCTAGCGCATTGGACAACGTACCGCCATCAAACGATGCGTCTGCGCTGTCTACAGGCACACTACCGGACGGACGGTTTCCTGCTGTCTTACCAGCGGTATCCGGTGCAAACCTGACTGGTATTCCGACACCGACCCTGACTAGCTTAGGCATAGACAACCACGACCAAGTGACCGTGACTGCTGGCGGCGCAGTGAGTGCCACTAGCTTTGCTGGAGATGGCTCTAGTCTCACTGGTATCCAAGCTGGGGCAGGGTACTTCGATGGGAACAACGGTGCGACTGGTGACACCACAAATGGCAAGGGTGACATCTTCCGTGTTCACTCTCAGACACTCAGTTCAAATGTAACCATAGGCTCGACAGACAACGCTTTGGCTGTTGGCCCTCTAACGATTGACAGTAGCACTACGCTGACCGTCAACGGAAATCTGACGGTGGCGTAAATGGCTAGTATTCTCAATGTAGACCAAATCAATAATGCGGCGGGTACGTCTGCTGTCACGATTGACCCAAGCACAGGTCACGCAACTTTTCCGAATGGGATGACACTGCCAGCGGGTAGTGTTCTTCAGGTTGTTCAATCTACTTACAGCAATCAACAAACATCGACTTCTGCATCGTGGAGTAACACGGGCTTTACCGGAACTATCACTCCTACAAGTGCCACAAGTAAGGTTTTAGCGTTATGCCAAATTCCTCTCATGTCTTACAAATCCGGCGGCTATGAATGTATTGGTTTCGGGCGTTTGTATAGAGATGCAAGCAACTACAGCGGTTCTATTGTAGTAAACGGATACGACTACGGTGGAAGTGGTCTGATTATAAACCATACTGCCGCCTTAAACTGGTTGGACGCACCAGCAACAACAAGTGCAATAACTTATACGTTCCAGTTGTGGCACCAAGCAGGATCTGAAACTCGACTTATTTATCAAGATGCTGATGCAAGTATGATTTTGATGGAGATTGCACAATGAGTACGCTCTATGTCGATACCATTAACGAGAAGACCAGCGGCAACGGTGTGCAGATTGCGGGTCATGTGGTTCAGGTTGTAAATTCACTGCTAACCGGAGGTGTCAGTAATTCTTCAGGAAGTTATGCCGACACTGGCTTAACAGCTTCTATTACACCAACTAGCTCTTCTAATAAAATACTTGTGCTGGTCAACCTAACAAGTTTGGAAAGTAACACGGCTTCTGAAGGCGGTAATGTTAAGTTAGTTAGGGATGCAACAGACTTATCTGAGTGGGGTAGGTTTATGGGCTATACAAGAGTCTATATGACTAACCATCCATCAATTAGTTATTTAGATTCCCCAGCGACCACATCTAGCACGACATACAAAGTGCAGTTTGTAAGAGGACAGGGTAGTGGCACATTAAACTTAAATGCTAACACGGCCACATCATCTATGACCCTAATGGAGATTGCACAATGACGAGCATATTGAAAGTCTCCGAAATCCAAGACCCAACGAACAGCAACACCGCGCTGACGATTGATAGTGCTGGGCGTGTGTTGATGCCAGAAGTACCTCGGTTTAAGTCACTCATAACCACAAACACCTCTGTACCTGCTACTAGCACAAAAATGCCTATTCGTAATGACTATGGTGGAGCAAGTGTAAATTACGCAACTAGAACCGGCACAAATTATGGGGGTGGTTTTGACAATACTAACAATAAGTATGTCGTGCCAGTAACAGGTTTGTGGCAGTTGAATGCACAGTTTAGTTACTACAACAATAATACACCAGCAAGAGAGACTGAATTGCAGATTTGGGTAGACGGTTCGGTTCAATATGACTTGGTTTGGGTTGGAAGTCACAACGATGGGAATAGTTATCCAGACTATGATGGGACAAGTGGAGCAGGGATTGCTTACTTAACCGCTGGTCAGGAACTTGAACTTTATGTTTACGCGACAGAGAGCGTAACTGCGTTTGGTTATACCGGTTTATCTGGTGTATTAATAGGATAGGAGTAAACAAAATGGCATCAATATCACAAGCCCTAACTGAGTTAGGCATTACCGAATGGGTACTCCGTGGCGAACCTACCACTGAGGCAGAGTTCAACGAAATGTTCCGCAAAGTCACTGGCGCAGACGCTAACGGTTCAGCAATCGAAAGCAGCAACGTAGCTGACTGGGGAACAACATGGTCTGAGGTCAACGCAAAGGCAGCAGAACTTCGCACAGCAGAGCCACTAAAGCTGCTTCGTGCAGAGCGTGACCGTCTTATCGCAGCGACAGACTGGTGGGCGTCTAGCGACCTAACGATGTCAGCAGAACGCACTGCGTATCGGCAAGCACTGCGTGACATCACAGCAAGCTACCAGTCTCTCGATACTGTCGTCTGGCCTACTAAGCCCTAATGAAACTAGAGCAGTCTGTAACCCCAGAACTTCGTGTCGCCATCGAGTTAGAAGCGCATGAAAAGGAGTGTGCCATCCGGTATGCTTCTGTCGAAGACAAACTATCTGGCTTGGACAAGCGTCTATGGCGTTTGGAAGCTATGATTATGGGGTCAACGGTTGTCATCGTTGGCCTTGCTGCATCCTTACTAATGAAACTCTAACATAAGGGGAGCGTCACTCAGGAGACGCTTATGTTAGCAGAACTCGCGGCGGCTAATGCAGCCTTCGCAATCATCAAGAAATGTGTCGAGAATGGTTCAGACCTTGCCAAAGCAGGAAAGGCCATCTCAGACTTCACCCTAAACAAAGACGCGGTTCAAAAGAAAGCCCAGAAGCAAGGCTCAAACCTTGACGGCTCGAAGTCTGACTTAGATGAGTTCCTCGCACTAGACGAACTCAAACGTAAAGAAGATGAACTCAGAAGCATGATGCAGCTTTACGGTCGGGCTAATATGTACCCCGATTACGTCAAGTTCTGCGCTGAATCCAGACGGCAGAGAGCCGAAGCAGCAGCGGAAGCCAAACGTCTTGCTGTGAAACGCCAAGACAACATCCTGTTAATTATCTACTGGGCAGCTTGTCTTGGGCTTGGTGTCTTTGCCCTTGGTCTATTCGTATACATCTTACTGGAGGCTAGTAATGTTTAAGACGCTAGTCCTTGTATGCTCTCTCATAGACACATCGAACTGCATCGAGATGGAGAACACACGTCACCCAATCCTGACAGAGAAAGCCTGTGTAGCTAGGGCGATGGAGATGGCAAGCGACGTAAACCGCTACATGCCTAACTTTAAGGCTATGTCATACAAATGTATTCCTCTGAAGAAGGGGACACTGACATGATGACAGCAGAACAGTTCCTTAACCTCAAGATACTCCCAAGGATCATGATGGCAGCTTCAACCCTAATGGCGTGGAACTGCGCTAATTGGTTTATGTCGCTCGGTGATACAGCAACCACACAACAAACGGCTTTCGTGTCCACAATCTGTGGCTGCTTTAGCGGCATGTTTGCTGTCTGGATTAACCATGAAGGAAAGAAGTGATGTTGATGTGGGACATGCACAACAGAACCACCAAACAACAAGCCAAAGATAATAAGGAGAAGGCTGATGCTTGAGGCACTGATTGCGCCCGTCACTGGGCTGCTAGATAAGTTCATTCCAGACGCAGATACAAAACAGAAGATCGCTCATGAAATCGCCACGATGTCTGAGAAACATGCCCAGCAGATCGCACTCGCTCAGATCGAGGTCAACAAGCAAGACGCGAAGGGCAACTGGTTTCAGTCGTCTTGGCGACCAGCTACCGCTTGGGTATGTGTTCTAGGATTCATGGTGAACTTCCTAGTGTCTCCACTATGCGCTGGGTTTGGTATTGATATTCCGCAAGCAGACACTTCGACCATGCTCCCTGTTTTAATGGGTATGCTTGGGCTGGGGTCGATGAGAACGCTAGAGCGAGTGAAGGGGGTCGGTAAATGATTGACATGAAGCGGATGCGTGAACAGCTAATCCTGCATGAAGGTCTGAAGCTGATGCCTTACCGATGCACCAGTGACAAGCTCACGATAGGTGTGGGACGCAACTTAGATGACCGAGGCATCTCCGAAGAGACCGCCATGCAGATGCTCGATGAGGACATAAACATAGTCCACGGTGAGCTACTGAAGGCCATACCAGAGTTCCCTAGCTACCCAAACGCGGTACAAGAATCACTGGTCGATCTTGCGTTTAACATGGGTACTCCGACACTCCTAAAGTTTAAGGCCACTCTAGCGGCTCTGAACGCCCAGCAAATGTGTATTGCCAGTAAAGAGCTACTGGACTCCAGATACGCCCGTCAGGTTGGTCAAAGAGCCGTGACGATCTCAGAGAACATCAAAGCATCATGTAAATGCACAAGCTGTATGCTCATGATGAGTGAATAGAAGCAACCACAAAAAACACCGATACCGCCAAGGAGACAAAACCTTTAGTATCGGTGTTTTTTGCCTTAGTTGGGCTTTCGCCTTTCGTAAGGTCTTTTCTTATAGGGAATATGGGTAGGCCGTATTCCTAGTTTCTTTAGCTCACAGGGAGCGCATGTGTAGACACCTCCCGTATGGTAAAAGGCAATGTTCATCCCACACTCATCACATTTGATTTCATCAGCCATCCCATTTTCCTTTTGAGTGTAAACGGAACTTAACACCTGCGAGTGGTTTAGAGACAGAGCGAGGTAGGTTGTCAGTCGGGTCATAGACACGCCGACCCCACTTGTCTTCCTTGAACTCAGGTATCTTCAGAGCTTGTTTGATCTCTTCAAAGGTTGGGACACTCATGACGCAATATCCACGATTTCACATGCACCAGAGGTACAAGCGAGTGTCTGACTGCCGCTTGTGTGGTCTTCCTTCTCATAGAGAGACAGGGCTGACCAGTCTATTGACGTAGGCATCTTCTGCTTCATGTCTGCATACTCAGCAGCCGTACACTCCTGATAAGGGGCTTGTGCGTATGTATGGTCTGAGTGAGGCAAGAAGCTGATACCGCTGCACAGGTCAAAGTTATCAAACACCCAAGAGCCGACCAGCAGCCATTCGTGGTCACGAACTGTGATAGTCACAGATGGCTTATGCTCACACCATTGTTCAGCGTAGGTCTTCCACAACTCAAGCTGCTGGATGGCAGTCATGGCGTTGCGGGTGACTGCGCTCGATGGTGACTTAGTTGGAAAGCTGAACACTGTAGTAGCGTCAGGCTTCATAACATCAGCTTCGGCTGGTATCCCTGCGTCCTTTAGGAACTGTGTGAGAGGGTCTTTGTTGTCGCCTCGAACTGTCCTGATGTAATAGTCAGAGTGCCGTGCATGGA